CAATGATTGAACAACACAAGCAGCAGTTTGCGGCTGGTGTGGACATTCAGGGTGGCGGAGAAGCTCAACTCACTATTGAGGGACGGAAGATTCCGTTGGTCCAGCCGCATTGTCGTAGCATGTTTAGATACCTTGAAAAGGGTCATCTCAACGTGTATGGCAGTTTTGCGGGTTTTCGACCAAGACCCAAGAGTAGGGTCTGTGCCACACCACTTCGCAATGAAATGTGTGAGCACTTCAAGTGCTCAGTTGGTCACGATCAGCCTGATATGAAAGGTTGGCTTCCTTGGCGAAAGAATGTCGAGGAAATGGTGAACCCACGTGCGATCCACGATAAGCAAAGACTTGCTGATTGTGTGAAACACTTTACGGATGACATCATCCGTGAGCTGCCGCAAGGGTGGGAGAAAGACCTAGTCTTTCTGTCACATCGTGCTAGCGTCAATGGTTTGCCAGGAGTGGCTTTCATTGATCGCATCAATGCCAATACGTCCATGGGATTCCCGTGGAACAAAAGTAAGAAAGGGTATCTTACCCACTTTGCTGATGAGCTCTACCCAGATGGGGTGGAGTTTGGAGATGAAGTGTGGGACAGAGTGGCTGTGATTGAAGCAGCCTATGCACGTGGAGAACGTGCGTTCCCGATCTTCACTGGTCATCTGAAGGATGAACCTACAACCTTGAAGAAGGTTGCAGACCACAAAACTCGTGTGTTTACAGGAGCACCAGTGGACTGGAGCCTTGTGGTACGTTCGCGATTGTTAGCGTTCGTACGACTTGTTCAGAAGAACAAGTTTGTTTTCGAAGCTGGTCCTGGCACTGTGTGTCAGTCAGATGAGTGGGGTAGAATCCACCAATATTTGACGCACTTCGGTGCAGACCGCATCGTTGCTGGAGATTACAGCAAATACGACAAGAAGATGTTGTCAGATTTCATTTTGGCTGCCTTCGATGTTATCGTTGGTGTGTACAAGAAAGCCGGCTTTTCGGATGAAGAATTGCGGGAGATTTTGTGCATTGGTGAAGACATAGCATTTCCGCTTGTCAACATGGGAGGTGACCTAGTGGAGTTTTTCGGAACTAACCCCTCTGGGCACCCTCTCACTGTCATCGTGAATTCCATTGTGAACAGTCTCTACATGCGATACTGTTTCGCAACTTTGTCCCCAGATGGGCACTGTGGAGACTTCCGAAAGGATGTTCACCTCTTCACATATGGTGATGACAACATCATGGGCGTGAGCCCTCTCAACTCTTGGTTCAACCACACCGCCATCCAGAAAGAATTGGGTGACATTGGTGTTGGCTATACCATGGCTGATAAGGAAGCAGAATCGGTGCCATTCGTAAACA